AGCATTCCAAGCATTCACGCTGGAGTGGGCGACCGAAGCGCTCCGAGTACTTAAGCCCGGTGGACACCTGCTGTCGTTCGCCGCCGCTCGGACCTATCACCACATGGCGGTTGGCATCGAGATGGCGGGCTTTGAGATCCGTGACCAGATTATGTGGGTGTTCGGCTCCGGCTTTCCTAAGTCGCACAACCTGAAAGGCGATCGAGCTGGCTGGGGTACCGCATTGAAGCCAGCGCATGAGCCCATTTGCATGGCTCGCAAGCCATTCACCGGCACAGTCGCCGCAAATGTCGAGCAACACGGTACCGGGGCAATCAACATTGATGCTTGCCGTATAGATCCAACAGGCGAGAGCAGGCAGCGCACCGGCGAGGCATCTCAAGATAAGCGCTACGCCGAGAGCGGCGGAACGAACTTCGCTGCACGCCCAGGCGTTCGTGGTGGCGATCCTCTTGGCCGCTGGCCAGCGAACCTGATTCATGACGGAAGTGATGTTGTTCGTGCTGCTTTCCCGAGCGCAAAGGGCCAGCAGGGTGATCTCAAATCACACGGCGCCTGCCGGCAATCGCCCAATGGGATATTCGGCGGGATGCGCCCTGCCCTCGATCACGCCGCCAGAGTAGAAAGCGACGAAAGCGCAGCGCGTTTTTTCTACTGCGCGAAAACGACTCGCGCTGATCGGCATGAAGGCTTGATTGATCCAGGCCCGCAGTTCAAGCAGGGCACCACGCTGCGCAAGGTTCAAGTAACCGAAACCAAGGGCAACAATCATCCCACGGTGAAGCCCACAGAGCTGATGGCCTACTTGCTCAGGTTGGTCACACCGTCAGGCGGCAAAACGCTGGACCCATTCATGGGATCAGGCAGCACCGGCAAGGCGGCGGTACTGGAAGGCTTCGACTTCATCGGCATCGAGCAGGAAGCCGCGTACATGGCGATCGCCGAGGCGCGAATAAGTTACGCGCACGCAAAGAGCCTGCTGGCCCAGCACGAAAGCGCTCTGAAAGAACAGCAGCTCAACCTTTTCAGCGCGTAACCACACCCACGTCAACGACTCACGCCACCCCGGCGAGGATATCTCATGCACACAGCAATCGACCTGTTCGCCGGTCTCGGCGGATGGAGTAGCGGCGCGCGCAGGGCAGGCGTCAAGGTTCTATGGGCAGCGAACCACTGGCCTGTAGCTGTCGAATGGCACAGCGCCAACCATCCTGATGCGATTCATGTTTGCCAAGACTTGCATCAAGCTGATTGGTCGACCGTCCCGGCCCACGACATCATGCTGGCCTCGCCATGCTGCCAGGGCCACTCAAAGGCGCGCGGCAAGAAGTCAGGTAATGCTCAGCACGATTCGTCACGTTCGACTGCATGGGCAGTGGTTTCTGCTGCCGAGTACCACAGACCCGAGGTGGTGCTGGTCGAAAATGTCGAAGAGTTCACCGACTGGGCGCTCTATCCTGCTTGGTCTCAGGCTATGGCAGCGCTGGGCTACATGATCGCGCCGCACGTCGTGGACTGCGCCGACCTCGGCGTACCTCAGCACCGTGTCAGGCTGTTCCTCGTCTGCACGCGCAGCAAGGCACCGCTCAACCTGCAGTTGCATCAGCGCCAGCACGTTCCCGCTTCGTCCTTCATCGACTTTGACTCGGGGAAATGGTCACCCATCGTAAAGCCAGGCCGCGCTGAATCGACACTCACTCGGGTGAAGAACGGCCGCCAGCGGTTCGGAGAACGCTTCATTATGCCGTATTACGGATCAGGCTCCGGGCTGACGGGGCGCTGCATCGAGCGCCCCATTGGTACGATCACGACCCTTGACCGATGGGCACTGGTGCGCGGCGACGAAATGCGAATGCTGTCCGCCGACGAGGGATTGGCGGGCATGTCTTTTGACGCTGATACGAAGCGCCCGGCCAACCACCGCCTAACCATGCACATGGCCGGCAACGCAGTTCCGCCACTGGCAGGACAGCGAGTAATCGAAGCGGTTCTGGAGGCCGCATGACCTCTGCCCACCGCCCCACAACGCTACAGCCCATCTCTTCCCCGTGGTTCGCCGCAAAGAGTGGCTGCGATATCTGCGGCAAGTGCCGCTCCCACGGAAACCACAAGGCCTGCTCCAGAGAGCGTCAGGCCCGTTATGCGCAGAGCGCGAAGGAATCGAAATGATCGAATGCCAACAACCACAGGCGCATCCGGCTCGATGCGGATGCGAGCAGGCCATGAGCGCTGCAGTACTGGGCGCACAGAACATCAACTCCGCAATGGGCACAATCGACGAACTCCGCCAGCAGCTGGCCGACGTTTCGAATGAGCGGGATGGGTTGCAGGAGCAGGTCCGCCGACTCAACTCGGAAGGCCGCACGATCATTCTGTCCGGCTGCGAAATCAAAGAGGCAGATCTGATCTGGGGTGTCATGCGCAACCTGCACGGCAACCGGCGCAACACGCTGCCGCGTTGGGCTTTGGTGCGCAATGCGTTTGGTACTGGCTCTGGCGTGGCAACTGCTCTGTGTCGACTTTTCAATCTCAACCCCGAAGAGGTCCTTAAATTATGAGCAACGAGTTCAAGCTGGTGCCGGTAGAGCCGACCGAGCACATGATTGCGGCAGTAGAAGGAGACTCCTACACATTTGCAACTGGTGATGAAGAATGGATTGGCTGCCTCAGCTCCGAAATGGCCGAAGAAATATATTCGAACATGCTCGCAGCAGCCCCTCAACCGCCAGCGCTCGGCGGCGTTCCGGCTGGTCTCGATCTGCAACGGATCGTGACCGAGGCGTTGATGGGCATGATAGCGGCAGTGACGAGTATGAGCCCGCCAGCAAACGAGCCGCCACCACCGTTTATCCAGGCGGGAATTGATCGCGCCGTTAGCCGGATCAGCGCTCACCTTGCCCCGCTACAGGCCGAGATCGAGCACTTGCGCGCAGGCGGCGCTTTGATTGTTCAGCACATGAACGATTACAAGAAAGAGCGCGACCAGCTCAAGGCGCGGTGTGATGAGCTGGAAGAGACTTTCAGAAAGCTACAAGACGTTGCGCGAGAATGCGAGCGCAACGCAAGTTACTGCGGCTCTATCGCCACCCTGTCCAAGCCAGCCGGGAGCGAGTCATGAGCGACATCAACGTAATGCGCTGCACTATCCATGACCTGCGATTCGAGCAGCCGAATTCATGGTACAACAAAGGTCTGGGTGAGGCTGGCTGCCTGATGTGTATGGCTGAGCGACTCAAGGCGACCAGGGATGATCTGGATAAGGCAATCGCTCATAGAAAGGTATTGCTCCAGGCGATTGACTTGAAACTCACGCTACAAACCGTTGAGGCGGGCTGGTCATGACCAAAAAACCGAACGACGTATGTGTATCGCGTGAGCTTAAGTGCTGGAGCTGCAAGGCAGTGTTCACTCTCTCCGAGCATGGCAACTGTGACGGATGCTGCTGGAAGTGCGGAGTCGAGATTGATCTGGATGAGATGGATGTCCAGCCAGCCGACCAGCAGGGCGAGCCGTTCCAATCTCGCGTTCAGCCGTGGATGGCGGCATGCTTCGGCGCTGAAATATCGTCGGATCGTCAAGAGCGCAATCATCGTTTTCTCGAAGAGGCTCTTGAACTTGTTCAGGCCGGCGGAGCAACGGCAGACGAAGCGCACCAGCTCGTGGATTACGTGTACGGCCGGTCAATCGGGGAGCCCGCCCAAGAAGTCGGCGGCGTAATGGTCACGCTCGCGGCGCTGTGTCTGGCGAATGAACTGGATATGCATTCGGCTGCCGAAACCGAGCTGGCGCGCATCTGGACAAAGGTAGATCAGATCCGCGCCAAGCAGGCCACGAAGCCGGCGATGTCTCCGCTCCCTGGAGTGTACCCGGATCGACAGGCCCAACTGAACGGCGGTCAGTCATGAAGCGCTTCGTGATCGTTATCCACGGCTGGCATGTGCACAGCAATGGATTCGACGTGCATCAAGTCGATTGCGATGACATGCAGCGCGCAGAGCAGATAGCCACTTACCTGACCTCTCAACGTGAACAGACTTTTGACCGGTGCGCGTGGACCGTAGTCGAGATTGAGCCTGACACCAAGGTCGTGCGAGCGCTGACCTGGCGCGAGCGATTCACCAGGCGACGGAACACCCCGCAGTAACCACCCCCTCTCAATCAATTCAATGTCAGCCGCGTGTGCGGCAAGGACGAAGTTATGTCTGAAATAAAGGAGCGGCCGATTCTGTTCAGCGCGCCTATGGTGCGCGCCATCCTGGAAGGCCGGAAGACGGTCACGCGCCGAGAAGTAAAGGTTCAGCCCCGGTCAAGTGCTGATATCGGCAGCTTTGGGCGCGGCCAGCCTTTCATTCGGCACCCAGACGTGACGAAGGCAAACCCGGAATGCCCATATGGACGACCCGGCGACCGGCTATGGGTGCGAGAGACATGGGGCGTTATCAGCCATGACTTCGATGAGCATGGGAACATGATTGATTGGAAGCCGGATCGACCGGCGTCCAAGATTCGCGAAATGCGCTTCGGCCGGGGCTACTACTCGGGACATGTCATCTACCGTGCCGACGGCGAGGCTGCATGGGCTGGCGACGATGACGGCGGTGGCGATGATCGCTCCGCCTGGAAGCCAAGCATCCACATGCCTCGTATCGCATGTCGCATCCTGTTGGAAATTACAGACGTGCGCGTCGAGCGGTTGCAGGATATCAGCGAGGATCAGGCAAAGGCCGAAGGCGTAAGGCTCTACACCGATCATGCCGAACTCGGTGAGTGGTGGCACGTCGATGGGATCGAAACCTACAGCGCTGACCCGCGCAAATCTTTCGAGCTGCTTTGGACATCTGTCGGAGGCGACTGGAACGCAAACCCGTGGGTCTGGGTCGTCGAGTTCAAGCGGGTGCCCCTACCGCACAATGAAAATCAGCTCTCCCCTGTCAGTCATCGCCATGCCGTACTTGAGCCTGCCCAGGTACTGCTCGTGCATTGAGTAGACCCGGTCGTCGATGATTCTGAAAATCAGAGTTCTGCCCGACCAAATGTTGCCGTCAGCACCGCGCTGACCCAGCTTGGCGTTGTAAGGCCCGTAAACCTCGTTCGTGGTTGTGGTGCATTCCATGACCATAGATCTCCTTGGTGCTGCCCCATCTCCTGCTGGCTGCTTGGACCATAGCAGTGATCGACAGCACCTGCCTGATATCCCCTTCCCCTTCACAGCCTGCCGGTGATCGGCGGGCGAGGAATCCGCATGCTCGAAACAATAGAGGTGGTGCGCATCAAGCGCTTCGCCGAGAACACGGCTGGGCGCGATTTCGCGGTTGGCGACATACACGGGCACTTCACCCGGTTGCAGGCCGCGCTGGATGCTGCCGGTTTCAACCCTGACGTAGATCGGCTGTTCAGCGTTGGCGATCTGGTTGACCGTGGGCCGGAGTGCGAAGACGTGATCAAGTGGCTGAACAAGCCCTGGTTTCACCCGGTGCGCGGCAACCATGACGATTACGTCTGCCGGTTCGATACCTGCGACATTGGCAACTGGATGTACAACGGCGGGACTTGGTTCGTGGGCCTGCCCCTGGATGAGCAGAAGAACTATCAAGTCATGTTCGACGAGCTGCCGATCGCCATCGAAGTGGAGACGGCAGGCGGCTTGGTCGGAATCGTCCACGCTGATTGCCCCTTCCCGTCATGGGATGAGCTGCGCGCGGAGCTGGAAAGCCCGTTGACGCGCAAGCGCCTGAAGCTGGTTCATAACACCTGCATGTGGTCGCGCAACCGGATTCAAGATGCTGACGCCTCTGGCGTGGCAGGAATCAAGGCGCTGATTGTGGGCCACACCCCGCTTCGCCAGCCGGCCATCCTGGGAAACGTTTACCACATCGATACAGCAGGCTGGATGGACGGTCATTTCACGCTGCTGGACCTGGCAACGCTTGAGTGCAACCCGCCGATCAACCCTTTGCTCAGTCACGACTGGGAATAACTCATTCCGCCGCACAGCGCGGCCCGGAGCAGTAAATGCGCCTGATCTCAATCTCACAGGCGGCCGAGATGCTGAGCATCGGCCGCACAACTGCTTACGCCCTGGCGAAATCCGGGAAGCTTCCATGCGTGCGGGGCCTTGGGCCTCTGCGCGTCCACTATGAAAAGCTGGTCCAGATGATCGAGGCCAGCATCCCTGATACCCTTCCCGACGCGGGCGGCGTATCTCAGGAGAAGGTATGCCATATAAAAGAGGAAAAACGTGGTGGATCAGTTTCACCGCAGCAGATGGCACGTACGTTAGACGCTCTGCTGGCACCGAGGACTACGCATCAGCCAAGGCCATAGAGCAGGAACACCGGGGCGCAGCGTGGCGCCAGAAAGAACTGGGCGTTGATCCGCCGAGGATGTTCGAAGAGATGATGATCGAATACCTGGACCACGCCCGGCAGACGCAGCGCAGCTTCGCAACCACGCAGTACAGGGTGAAAGCTTTACTGGATCACTTCGGCGGGCGGGTCATGAATGATTTGGCGGGGAAGGATATCCGCGAATACTCATCGCTGAGGATGAAAGCGGGCAAGTCGGCGGCAACCGTCAATCGCGAACTGGCAGCCCTGTCGGCAGCGATCAACTGGTGTGCGGTCGAGCTGGAATGGAAGCTGCCCAACCCCGTGAAGGGCCGGACATTGCGCGAGGCCGAAAGTCGGGTGCGCTGGCTGACACGCGCCGAGGTTGAGTCATTGTGCCGGGAGGCACGACGTCAACGTGGCGGGGATATGCTGGAGGCGTTTATCCGGCTGGCCGTGAACACCGGCTGCAGGAAAAACGAGTTGGTAGGTCTGGAGTGGCGTCGGGTGGATATGGCCAACCGGTTGATCTATCTGGAGGGTGCCAACACCAAAGCAGGCAAGCGCCGTAGTATTCCACTGAATGAAGGGGCAATGGCTGCGCTCAAAGGCCGGATGGCATTCCGGGCTGAGCACAACCCTGCATCACCCTGGGTGTTCATTCGCAAGAATGGCGACAAGGTGCTGGATTTGTCAGAGGGATTCAACGGGGCTTGTGAGCGAGCAGGCATCAACGACTTCGTGATTCACGATCTGAGACACACATGCGCGGCTTGGCTGGCGACGGCTGGAGTGCCGTTGATGGAGATAAGGGATTTGCTGGGTCATTCGACGACTCAAATGACAGAGAAGTACGCGCATTTGTCACCGGCAAGGGTGAGGGACGCGGTCGGCATACTGGATATGCCCTTGTCACAATCTCGCTACACTGAAACTCCAGCGGGCCAAGAAGAACCCTGTTTGAAGCTCGTAAAGCGTTGA